TAATTTACAAGTTCGACCGCCAGCCTGTCCGCTGCGTGGTGTACCTGTCGGCCATCAACCCTGACTATTGGGGCAAGGACGACGTGGCCACAGTTAGCTTTGGCACTTGGTGCATGATTGTCAGGGAGGGATTGACAGATGAAAACCGCAGACCAAATGACCCTAGAGGAATTTCGCAACCTGTTGTCAGAGGTAACGGCTCCGCCTAAGGCAACGCCGCCGCCAAAAGGCACTTACCAGCGCAAGGTAAAGCCAACGGCAGCGCAGCAACCGTTCTGGAACAAGCGGAAGAAGGGCGTGAACAAGCGTGTTAAACGCCGTTCTGCTTCTCGCACTTGAAGTGAGCCTGCATCGGCGCGGGGAATAGAGGGATGACTGCGTTAGCCATCTCCACGCCCCGCGTGTAGCACTCCGCCTCTGTCTTCTTTAAGCCTGTGGTGTCTTCAAAGAGGACGCACTGATTCGGCTGTCCTATCACGCACACCAGCATGAGCGTCTTGAACATGTCAACGCTCCTTTCTCTGCCAGTCTAGCATTAAGTGGGGGGATATTGCTAATTCCCCCCTTCCCATGTCGGCGGTGTGTGGTCCGGCCCGTAAAAATCTTCCGGCATCTTGTTGCTTTTGGCTAGGTTTTCTTCTGCGGTGATTACTTGCAAGTTCCACGGCACGTTTAGCCCACAGACGCAATCGTCACGCCCGAATAGCGGGTAGTAGTGGTCGAGGTGGTGCTTCTCGCCCGTCTCTATCTCCATCTTTCTCAGCAAGGAATATTTCGCATGGAAGTGATGCGGCCTTAGCCCTCGCAAGGTGGCTTGCTTTAGTCGTTCCTGCCTACGCTTTGACGCCTCGTATGCTGCCTTGTTGACTCGTATTGGCTTGGCGCGGGTTCCTTCAAACAGGTAGTCCACCTCCATGCCTTCCGAAATTTCTTTTAGGAACATCAGCCGCAGCCCTATGCGGCCGGGGCTTTCACCTCTGGGCTTGCAGATGGCTTCGACACGGTTGTAGTAGTCGTCATCGACGTACATGCGTAGCTTGTGGATAGTCTGGTATAGCTGCTTGTGTTCTGTCCTGACGAACAGCAAGTCGCAGGGTGTGCTGTATGTGTCACCGACCATGCCGCCATAGTTTTTCTTTGCCAGCAGCTTATAGAACATGTCCGGCTCATGCCGCCCTATGTTGTAGGCCTCTGTCAGCCCTCCCACTTTCGGCACATAGGGTTTTAATGTGCTGATTTTTGATGAGATGCCGGGCTGGCTGCTCTTGGTGTTGTACACCACAAAGTATTCATCAAACTTGGCTAGGTAGTTCTCCGGCAAGTCATCTGCCGCACAGCCACGCTTAAACTTGGCGACAATGGCCTCATGTCCGGCGATGTTACCGGCCTGTGTCCATGCGAAGTCTTCCCGGTCCGGCTGTTTCTTTCTTTGTCTTTCCATGTCTGTGCCCTCCTCTTTACAGACGGTTTGAAATGTGATATTTGAGTTCCTCATTGTCACGCGGCAGACATGTAACTGCCGTGTCATTGTTGCCGCAGTGTCATTGCTGATACAGAAGCAAACAAAACTTCTCTATATATCCAAAAGCATTGTCCAGTCATTGCTGTTGCAGTACTGCTCCAGCAATGACATTGCTTAAGCAATGACATTGCCAGAGATTTTTTTAGAATTATTTTTGTTCCAGTTCCAACGCTTGCAACGCCAGTTCTACGGTACGCGGTATTGGATGTTCACCGCTTTCGTAATACTGGACAGTGCGCCGGGCCAACCCTAGTCGTTCAGCAAAACTCTGCTGCGTATAGCCAAGCATCTCCCGCCTTAGTTTCAGTTCTGCTGCGCTCACTTGTCCGGCCCCCAGTTTTCTTTTTTCTCTATCCAGTGCGGGTCGGCTGCGTCCAGCACCTCGGCAATGGCCCAGCTATACAGGCTATATTCACCCGGCACATAGTCTTGACGCTTGCGCTTGGCGATGATGGCCTGTGCTTCCTCCAATGTGTCGGCCAGTTCGTAGTTGTCCTTGTAGCTAGGCCCGCCATGGCTGCGGCTAAACTCCAGCGTTGTCACGATTATGAACATTTCTCTGCCTCCCTTTTTGCTTGTAGCCTTGCCAAAAACTTTTGCTTGGCGATGTGGTTGCGGTCCTTCTTCTCTGCCGCTAGGTGCTGGTCAACACGTCGCTGCATGTTGTCCCGCTGGAGCATCCGGCCTGCCTTGGCGCCAATTTGGCCGGTCTTGTTTGGCCCTACACTCATGTCTAGTCCTCTTTCTTGCTTGTGACATAGATGTGATGGTTTTTGATGAGCCAGCCCACCCGGTCGATGCTTTCCCTGACGGCCTCCCGCCACTCCTCGTCCCAGACGTCAGGCGGTGCCTCGTCCATCAGGTCCAGCATGTCGCTGGCCGCGCATAGTACCTCTGTCAGGGCTCGTTTCTGGCTTTCGTTTATCATGTGCATGTCTTCGCCTCCCTCATGTAAAGCGCACATCGGCGCTTGGCGTTTCCAATGTCTGCCATAATCCAGTCCAACAGGTCTGAATCAACCCGGCCCGTTTCATGCAACTCCGCCTCGGCATGAGCCAGTGATTTCAGAGCCCGGTAAACCCGGCGCGTTGCGTCTGCCTCTGGCGTTGTGGTCTCGGTGCGTCTGGCCTTGTGTCTTGTGTTGTCCATGTCTATGCCCTCCCTATGCGTTAAGGTCTGCGAAGCGGTAGGTGCCGGCTTTGATGCGGCGCTTAACCTCGGCAGTGTCACAACCGAGAAACTGGTTGCGGTATTTGCTGGTGGTGGTGCTGTAGTCCCATGCGTCCCGGTCGAGGTACGTGACGCGCTCCCCATCCTCAAAGCATGTCTTGGCTATGACGGTCTTGTAGCTCTGGAAATACTCAACCGGCGTGGTGTGCATTCCGTCATTGCATTCGCTGTCGAAGATGATGAATTGATTTGCGACAGGCTTACCGGTGCGTCCGGTCATTTGCGTTACTTTTGCCATTTTATACCCTCCAAGGTTGGCAGTTGATGATGATGTAGCGTTGCCCGACAATGTGGCCACAATCGGGCAATGCTGTGATTATTTGGTGGCGTATAGCTTGCGGAATGTCTGGCAAGCCCGGTCTAGGCCGTAACCCTTCACAGCGTCGTTAAACTGCTTCCGGGTTATGTTGCGGCCTGTCACGGTGTCGCGTAGCTGGACCGGGTAGGTCTGGCGCGTTGCGTTGTCGGTGATGATGAGCCAGCCGGAATAAAACTCGGCAGTGTGGCTGTCGGATTCCATGAACATGTTGAGCCCTCCAGTGATGGGCGACGCATTGCGCCGCCCGGTTGCGTTCTAGTTGTGGCCGCGAGTGCGGTTGAAATTGTAAAGCGCCCGCAAACTGGCAATCCATCTCAGGCGCTCGTTGCAATAACTAGTCTGCCGGCGTGACACCGCGTTCAACTGGTCAACATGCCGGCGCATCTTGTCAATGATTTCATCCTGTGACCATTCCAAATAACGCGGATGGATGCTGACGGTGCCATCCATGTGCAAGTTGCGCTCGGTGATATGGCCGCGAGTGTCTGCGTAGCTGTAATAGTAAGGTTGCATTGTTTCACCCTCCAGTGACGTTGAACATGATTCACATATGGCGCACTGGTTGCGCTATGTCAATAGCAAAAAGCACAGGCAAGCAAAAAAGTTTACAGCGCCGTAAATAGTGGGTATTGTTAGGGCTCAACATCGGAGGGATAAGCAATGATAAAGCTATTGGTTACGGTCTGCCTGCTATCGGCCGGCAACAATGCTGCATGCTTCGAGCTGGCCAGCACTGACCAGTTCAAGACAATGGGGCAGTGTCACGACATGAGGGAAAGGATGGTGCGTGAGACATGGCAGTTGAGACGCGATGGTAACGTTCTAGGGAATGCGCGTTGCGTTGCTGAATTAGAGGGATGATGAATGGCGATGATGGTTACTGTGATGGTGCGATGATGGTGTGATGCATGTGTCAGTACACATCGAGAAGACACGACCACACGCGGCAATGTATATAGAGTGGCACATCTGCCACAGTGTTGCGCCAGGGCAACAGTGACATAACGGCAACAGTGTTGCAGAAACGCAACAGGAGGGGGGATGTTTACAGACCGGCACACCCCAGCAGTCGGGGCCGTCGTCTATGTGTGTTAATTGTCCCCTACACACTCACGGAGAAAGCATGGGCAAGATTACAAAGGCAAACACCACCGAGGTCATACAGCTACTGAGCGAGGGCTACAGCCTTGCCAAAGCATGTGAGAAGACTGGCATTAGCCGTGCTGGCGCTTACAAGCGTATGAGGGCTGATGAGGAGTTTCGGGCCGCTGTGTACACGGCAAGGGCTGAGAGCGCTGAGAAGGCTCTGGAGGAGCTTGACGGCATGTATTTGAACGCACTAGAGGGGCGGCGGAGGTATGACCCCAACATACTACGGGACTATGCGCAACACGTGCGCTGGCGTGCTAAGACGGCCATGCCGGAGCAATACGGTGAGCAGAAGAACCGTGCTGGCGTTGAGGTGAGTGACGGCACAGTTCGGATTCTGTGGGAGACAGATTGATGGACGTCAAGATTCCCTATAAGCCTCGTCCTTTGCAGAAGGACATGCACAAGGAGTTGAAGAGATGGAACGTGTTGGTGATGCACCGCCGCTTCGGCAAGACGGTGTGGGCAGTGAACCAGTTAATCAAGACGACTTTGACTTGCCCGTTGCCTCGACCGAGGACGGCTTTTGTGGCCCCTACTTTCGCACAGGCAAAGCGGATTGCTTGGGATTATGTAAAGTTCTATGCCGGAGTTATCCCCGGTGTGCAATTCAACGAGACAGAACTCCGCGCAGATTTTCCTAATGGCGGCAGGATTATGCTGCTGTCGGCTGAGAACCCGGACGCCCTTCGAGGCATCTACCTTGATGAGTGTGTCTTCGACGAGTTTGGCATGCAGAACCCAAGGGTATGGGGGGAGGTTGTGAGACCGGCGCTGTCTGACAGGCAGGGCTCGGCATGTTTTCTGGGCACCCCGGCAGGCCACAATCATTTTTTTGATTTGCTGGAGACGGCCAAGAGCCAGTTAGCCGAGGGCAGCAGCGACTGGTACTACAAGATTTGCAAGGCCAGCGACACAGGGATAGTCAGGCCGGAGGAACTTGAGGCGGCTCAAGCGCAGATGACGCCGGAGCAATACGAGCAGGAATACGAGTGTTCATTCACCGCAGCGATTATTGGCGCGTATTATGGTAAGCTACTGGCGGATGCTGATGACAATGGCCGTGTGACGCGAGTGCCTTACGACCCGGCCTACCCTGTGCATACGGCTTGGGACTTGGGCATTAACGACTCGACAGCCATCTGGTTTGCGCAAGTGTTTCGCGGGGGCGCGGTAAATGTTATTGATTATTACGAGAGTTCTGGCGTTGGTCTCGACCATTATGCAGATATACTCTCAAAGAAAGACTATACGTATGGCGACCACCTCGCTCCTCACGACATTGAGGTCCGTGAGTTGGGCTCGGGTAAAAGCCGCTGGGAAACGGCTTATACGCTGGGAATCAAATTCAGAGTCATCCCAAAAATGAAGGTGGCAGATGGCATTAACGCTGCGCGTATGTTAATACCTAAATGTTACTTTGACCGCGACAACTGCGGCGAAGGTCTTGAGATGCTAAGACAATACCGGCAGGAATGGGATGAGAAGCGTAAATCCTTTAGGGACCATCCAAGACATGACTATACGAGCCATGCAGCGGATGCTTTCCGTTATCTTGCTGTTGGTCTTGAAAACCGAGCAGTCATGTCTCGTCCTCCGCAGCAGATTGCGCAGATGGAATACAACCCTTTCACGCTTTAGGAGCAAGCAATGAGTAGTTCAGTCGGTGGCGCTGGAGGTGACACTTTTGCAAGGCAGCCCCGCCGCGACCCGTATGCCGTAAAGGGCAAAAGCACTAGTGCGATTGGGGAGCTAAGGGGGCGGCTTGGTGAGCCAACTCTGATACCGGGGGCTGTTGGCGCTGCGCTTGGCAGCATGGGAAAGCTAAGTTTGCAAAAACAAATTCAGGAATTGCAAGCTGGCGCAACGCCAGTGCAAATTAAAACAGACAAAGGCGAAACCTTAACGGTAGGCACTGTGCGTGACGGCCGTTACACGGGTCGGCCGGAATACAGGGATATTGCCTTAAAAAGCGCACCCGAAGGAGGGGCCATTAGGACCAGCCTGCAAGCCGCTATGGAGCAAGAGGCAAAAAAACGGGCAGCAGAGGGGCCAGAACCTGAGCCCACCATTATCACCCCTGAAGTCACCCCAGAGGTTACGCCGGAGATTGTTCCTGATGAAATCATGGGTGGCGCAGAGCGCGGTCGCCGTCGCAGCAAGCGTCTTGGTGGTGCTGGCACTCTGCTTGAAGGCGGAGGCGCACTCTATGAGTAGAGATTTGGTCATCGACACCGCCTTGAAGCACATTTATGAGTTTGAGTCTAGGAGTGGCAAAATCAAAGGCCGCGAAGAAGAGGGCGGGACTGTTGGCGAATATCACCTAAAATACCAAGATAACAAGGACTTGGCAGCAGCGGAGGGGTTTTTGCCGCAACCGGGCATGCCTGTTGTTAAGCAGTTTAACGATTTTATTCTTGCCGACAAGGCGCGGGAGCGAAGAATTGCACGGCGCAGAGTAGAGCGCGATTACGACATGTTTGTTAAGGATGGTGTCGAGGCAGAAGGTTTGGAATTAGGTGAGTTTGCTGCTGGCCTAGCGATGGTTTACAACGCTGGAGGTGTGCGGGGCAACTCGGGGTTCACAACATCCTTAAAAGCACTTTCTGTGGCTAGGACGCAAAACAAGGATAAGCACATCACATCTTTGTACCGTGACGCCGCAAAAGGTTACATTGATGTCATGCGGACGCCTAGCGGATACAACACTGGGTTGATGGCAAGGACCATGGCAACAAAAGAGATTTTTGATGGGGCAGCCGACATTTCTGGTGCTTACGACGATTTTCTTGGGCAAAGCAAATCCTCGATGAAGTCGGAAATCAGAGAACAGCGAGACATAGCAGCAAACTTTTTCCAACAGGCGAGAGACGACGAGAGATATTTCAACACATATGGCTCTTATCCATTTAGGTCTACCCCAACCCCGTCGCCTGCACGTCAGCAGCAAAGACCCCCTGAGCTTGTAGATGTTGCGCCTGACATGATTACGCCCACCCCGCCGCCCACGGGAGTTATGGGTGACAGGGCCAACAGCCTTGCCAGAACATTAGACACAATTAACCCTGTTAGCCGAATGGGAGAAAAGATGTGAGCTTTCTAACACCGTCCGCACCACCGCCACCACCACCTCCTCCGCCTCCTCCTCCGGAGCCTGACCTTGGCCGCGCCCGTGTTTTGGCAGAAGAGGCCGAAACCCAAGCCCGTGCAAGACGCAAGGGAAGGGGTGCTACGATTGTTGCTGGCGCTTTGGGTGATACGACAGAGACTAAAACTGGCACAC